ATTATATACCATATTACTAATCGCCAGAATGATTATACCTTTATCATATAATATAACGCTTTTGGCGCATCTTAAAAAGACACGCTTTTTATCATTTATATAGAAGTAAAGCCTCGCCCTTTAATCGTGGGCGAGGCCTTTTTTCGTTACATTGTGTATATCTATATTTCGTTTAAAAGTTCTCCTAGGCGCTTTATAGCAACAGTTAGTTTTTGCTCTATAACAGGATTTAAACTTACTATTATGTTATCATTTTCTATAGATTTAAAAAGTTTTTCTCGTTCATCTGCTATATAGTTGATTATATTTTGTATATCATTAAATAATTTTTTCTTCTCTTCATAATTCACTTTATTGATATCTTTAGCAAGAAGAAAATCCAACTCTTTTATTTTTTCCAAAGAATAGTTAACGGTTTTAATCAACTGTCTTGATTCTGCTATCTCAGCTATTTCTTCTAAATCTTCAGCGGTAGCTTGTTTCCGAATAAATGATCGAGCGGTGCTGCGATTCCGTAAATAACGAGCATGTTCACGATTTTTTTCTTGCCATTTTTTGTTTGCAGGAGTTGTGATGGTTTTCCGTACTTAGCTCAGCTGGTTAGAGCAGACGGCTCATAAACAAATGAGTGGCTTTTTTATGTATCTTTTTATGGATTGGATTAATGAAAGGATGTTTCACATAGTTATACTTCTGTATATTTGAAAAGTTTTACTTTGACTTTTAAAATAGAAAGACATTCGGGTTAAATTGTGAGATAATAATAAAGAAGAGTTTAAAGCGTTCCCCAAAAACCACTCCCCCATAAGTGCGTTACGCTTTAAACTCTTTTATATTTGAAGCCATTAAAAAGCATACCATATAACTGTAAAAAATAATGGGAAAAAGACTTATAATTGGAGTGATAGTTAATTAGTGACTTATTTTTGATTTTATAGCACTGATACTATAAAATATAGATATCATCATATTACACAATCTTAATACCAACTTAAAAAATATCTCCTTTCATAAGTATGGTGATAAAATCCGTTCCGGGCTACCTTTTTAGGTAGCCTATTTTAATCTTTGTATCTTTCTGGATCAACGAAAGTATACTTTATATAGTCATAACGCCGATGATCGCTTCGTGCGTCTGGCACGTCAGTCACGACATCAAACAAAAAATATACGTCTTTCTTCATTCTAGTTTTCGCAGCAGGAATTTTGAAATAGTTCTTATTAGAATAGTAGAGATTGATTAATAAGCTATCTTCGATTGCTAAAAAGAAAACTTCTGAATCCCATACTTTATAAAAATCTTTGACAAATCTATTCGAAGGGTCAAATTTAAACCATAATTGTGTTTTTCCTTCCATCAACATAATGTTCACCTCAAAAAGAGTATACGAACTAATGTTCTTTTTGTAAAGCAGGAATAGCGTTGACAATATGGATGGAACATATATATTAAAAGATGTTTTTTTGAATGCTATTTTGAATGCCATTTTGAATGCCATTTTCATTCATTTAACGAAAATCAGCGAAAACAAAAAATGCTCAAACCCTTATAAAATAAGGATTTAAGCATCTAGCGAAATCTGGTGAAATCTCACAATGGAGACGGCGGGAGTTGCTTAAATACTATTATATCAATGCTTAAATTTAATTGAATGCCATTTTGAATGCCACATAGCTAGAAATCTATAAATTTATTGAACTTATCTGCTAATTGTTCTTTGGCAAGTTTAGATACATGAGCATAAGTATTCATAGTAGTTTGGATGTCCTCATGACCTAATCGAAATTGCACCTCTTTTAGCGAGGCACCCATTTCTATTAATAAGCTAGCTTGAGTATGTCTGAAGCCATGCACAGTGATTCTAGGAAGTTTTTTCTTTTGTTTTTTATCCATTTGATCTTGGATGTTTAAAAGCCATTTTCGTGATGTATCAAGACTCATTATATCATGTGGTTTTTTAGCATTAGTTTGACCGAAAATCAACCATTCATCAGATGGAGGAAGGGCAACTTTTTTCCATTCAAGAAGCTTATCTAAAGTACCTTGATCGATTGAAATTATTCGGCTAGACCCAACCGTTTTAGTTGTGTCAATTTCTAGTCCATTTGCAGTTCTAGTAACGGCTTTATAGATATTGACTGTTTTAGCCTTGAAATCTATATCTCTCCACTCAAGAGCGCCTGCTTCTTGTTTTCGCATACCAGTCATAGCTAGTAATCTAAAAAAAGCTTGGATCTTTAAGTTTGGCTGATTATATAGTTCATCAAGAAACAATTTCAATTGTTTTTTATCATAGAATGGTTCTTCAACAGTTGCTTTTTTCCTTCTCTTTGGTTTGCGTATGGCATCTGTAGGATTGGACTCAATCATTCCAAATCGAACGGCGTATTTAAAAACTAGTCCTGTGTAATTCATCATTTTAGGAGCTGTATCATATTTATTTGCCCATTTATCCATTAATTTTTGAATTTTGATAGGCGTGATTTCAGAAATATATATGTCGCCGAGTTCTTCTAATACATGATTTTTAAAAATTCTTTCTGTTTTTAACAATGTAGATCCTCGTACTGTTCTTTTGTATTCAGTCATCCATAAATCATATACGTCTTTATATGTTTTTGGTTTTTCTTTTGTTAATAAATTATCCTCGTATTCACTTTGCAATCTTGCGAGTGCTAATTTTGCTTCACGTTGAGTTTTAAAATTTCGCCGAGTAGTTTTAACAGGCTTTCCTGTTTCGGGGTTGATTCCTAAATATGCTTGGAACTTCCAAGCTTTATCCCCGTTCTTTTTCTTATATTGTTCAAATTTAGCCAATTGAATCAGCTCGCTTTTCTGGTAATAATGACTAAAAAATCTCAGTGATTTTTACACATCCATTATAATATTCTGCTGTTATTAAATGGATGTACATCACATAACATATTAATGTTTTGTAATTTTTATATTTCGATTATTTTTGTTTTTTTATACTTGTAGATGACATAAATGATAGTTGAAAGTATAGACAATATTTTTATTGGAAAGGCTATTTTAAATAAAACAAATGGCTTATAACCGATAACTAAAGTATTTTTTCCTGGACTCGATGTAACAATAGCAGCTCCAATTTGAGTAGTTTTAATTTCGTTTGGAGTTAATTTTTTACCATTCAAAGTTACTGTACTATGATTATAAATTATTATAGGCAATTGAATATCGGATTCCTCATTTGAATTATTAGTCCAAGTTAAACGAAGTTTAGAATCACTAGTTACAGTCTTTTTAAAATGTACATTGTTATTTATTATTTGGTTTGTATACAATTCATAAGGGTTTTGTTTTAATACATCTGATGGTTCTACATTTTTTTGTACAGGTAAATAGTCAGGAGTTCCTTTTTGGATTGCTTTCAAGGCAATATTCAGATCTTTATTATAAAAGGCTTCCCTTAACTTTTGAGGATCTTTTTCAACCATAGAACTTTTATTGTTTCCTGCAGCGGTGGGATCATTTGTATTCCAGTGCCAAGATTGGTCATACATAAGATTATATACATTAAATATTGAAAATAGAGCACACAGTAAAGTTAATATATAGTACTTTTTGTCAACATCTTTAAGTAGTTTTGATTCTTGCAATATAAGAGCAAATGATAATAAAAGTAAAACAAAAGCAATGACTGAGAATCTTTGTGGAAATTGGAAAAATGAAACAAATTTAAACATATGAGGGATAGAGTTCCAAGGTAATAATTTGGAAGAAAGTAACATAAAAAACGCTCCAACAATAACGATTACTTTTGAAGTAAGACTAGTTTTAGCCCAATTTAAAAAGAAATATATTATTACAGCAAAGAAAATTGCAGTAAATACTAGACCATAATTTCCCCAAGAGTTTCCTTCCAACGAGAAACTCATACTTTGGCTCAACATTTGACTTATCGGAGAAGGGGATAATATTTTATTACTTAGATAGACATCTATAAATCCAATTATTGTATTAGCAGAAAATAGCATGGTTAACCCTATAGATTCTACTAAGCGAAAAATCATGTTCAGTTTATTTTTTGTATTAATAAAAGCAATAACGTAAAAAGGTAAAATAGCTAATATTCCAATTACTAATGAAAGTAAATGAGTAGATAGTAATAAAGTTACAGGGATTGCAAGTTGCAATGGACGAATAGGTCTTTCTTTATTTTTTAATGCTTCAATTGCTGGCACAAAAAGAAGCGGCATTAAAGCAGCACCCCAACCAGTAAAAGCTTGAGCAATAGGATAATACGAAATTGCTGATGAAGACATGTACAACAAAGCAATGATTAATCCTATGTTAGTTCGTACTTTACACTTATAAGTTAGCCAAAACATCGAAGCACCAGCTATAAAAAAGCAACTGAAAGAAGAGACAAGTTGATATTTAAACCATGATTTTAAGATTATTAAAAGTAGCCCTTGCAAATAAGCGAAATCTGCGCCATAAAAAGCAGTAATAATTCTGCCAGAACTCTGAAAAGAATACAGGGATTGAAAGAAATTAAAATTACCGGTTTTTATCTGCATATAAGTTTCATAAAACCTATTAAAATGAAACATAATATCATTCCCTAATATAACACTATGAAGATATACTTGGGGTGATACCATTATAAAAGCTGCAAAACATAAAACTGTAATAATTAATAACCAGTTTGGTGAATCAACGGATAATTGTGTACCTTTTTTCTTTTTCATTATTTTACTCTTTCCTTTGTTTCTTTTTATATTTTCTTTCTCTAATAATTTTTTTACTCCTCATTCCTATGATATTATTTATATGCAGGATCTTAGAAACGAGATTTTAGTCCGTGTTGCAGCACGGGCTTTTTTCTTTATAACTTTTTTAGAGATTATAGGCAAAATAGTAGGGCATAAAAATATATTATTGAATTCCGTATTTAAAAAATCCTAATTGAACTTCACCGGAAGTCTTTTGCTGTGTTGTACGCAATGCTTCTTCTTCAGACATTCCATTCTGTACTTTCCATGCAACAGGCGACATCCCGTATTTGTTAACAAAATCAGTAAGTGATAAAGTGTCAGCGTCTTGCTGAGCGCTTGTTTGTTGGTCTTCTGGATTTTGTTGAGATGCTGCTTGTTGTTCTTTCTGATCTTGACTGATAATATTGCCAGCATCATCTGTAGTCAATCCATTTTCATAAAGGGCCACGCCGAAAGCTTCCCACTCTTTGTTGGACCAATTTGCACGATCAGCTGGAGTTGACTGTAAAGTGCGTTGTTTCATCTGTTCATATGTTTCTTCTTGAGGTGCGGTTTGGATTGTACTCTGACTGGAGCTTATAACTGTTGGGCTAGGTTCCGCCGTAACTTGGTTGGAGCTTGTAACTGTTGAACTAGAATCTGTTTTAGATGTAGATTTGCTAGTAGATGAACTGGTTTCAGTTGTTTCTTTTGTTTTACTTATTTTTGTTTCTTGGTTAGAAGTGGCATCTGTTGATTCAGCTTTTTTATTATTTGAACAAGCTGAAAGTAGCAGAGCAGTACTTAACAACAACATAACGCTAACTTTTTTCATTTTATACTCCTCTTTTCTTTGATACAATAAGTTGTAAAGAAGCCTACTATATAGGTCTAATATCTCACGTCACTCAAACTTGGTAGGGGAGAGGGCGTGTTTTTGTTAGTTATTGTGGTAGGTTATCTAAAGCGTATTGTGCTTGCTCATCTGTAAAACCTTCAAATATAAGTTGATCGTACAATTGCGAATCTGACATTGATGCCCAATCATCGTAACTTTCCGCTTTAGCCAAAGCTTGTTCGTTGTAATCGACATCAACATTAGCCAGCGCATAATCGATTGCATCACTTGGATATTCTTCAAACTCTAGTTGTTCACGCAAACCTTGTTCAGACATACCAGCCCAACCTAGATAGCTTTCAGCTTTGCTCAATGCATTTCTGTATTCACGAGGAACACTTTCTTCTTGAGTAACTTCTTCTATAGTAGTTTCAGTTTCTTCTTCAACGACTGTAGATTCTGCTACCGATTCTGCAGAAGACACTTCTGTCACGCTTTCTTCAGTTGTTTCAGCGACGGTATTTTTAGCATCATCACTGCCTCCTTGCGAACCTATAGCAATAAACACCACAACAACCGCTAACAACCAAAACCATACCCGTTTATAAAACGGTTTCTTAACTTTATACATTTTCCCATCTTGACCCATAACTTTTTTTGCCATTTAAATATCCCTCGCTTCTTGTTATAATATATTTGTGATCTCAGAAATGAGGTATGAGTCCGTGTTGCAGCACGGGCTTTTTTTTATTGTGCATAAGAGTATTTTTTATTGAAATAAGACTGGCAAACATTAAAACATTCTGTTCTTAACTTATTATTGATAGCATAGAATTCCATAAAATTTTCCAATTTGAACTGAGATTCATCTGTTAATTCATTCTCAATAAAGATATTAAGTAGAATCATAATAGCGATTCTATCAGCTTCAGCTTCGAACTTTGAATGAAAAGTTGTAGAGTTATCGTACAGTGCTGAATATTCAAAATGTGAAGCAATGAAATGACCGAGCTCGTGGGCTAAATGAAAAGCTTCAGAACTGTCTTCGTGTAGTTTTTCATTCAAAAATACTATTCTTGGTTTTGGATAATAAAAACCTGGTTCTTCCATTTCCATATAGATTAACTTTAAATTATACTCACTCAGCATTTCTTTCAACTTTAAATACATACAACCCATCACTCCAACTATTCATTTTCTTCTAAAGCTTTAGCAATTGCAATCGCTTTACGCATTGTCTCCTTAGATATTTCTTTTCCATCAAAAGAAAAAACAGTATCGTCTTCTGATAAATCCACATGTTTAGGGGTTTCTTTTTCTTCTCTACCTAGAAGGAAGTCTACAGAGACATCGAAATAGTCAGCAATTTCTTGCAAACGTTCTGTAGAGGGGTTTGAGTTCTTAAGTCTATATAAGACGTTTTTACCATAGCCTAGGTCTTCTTCAACTTTATTTAATGATTTTCCCTGTTTTTTCGCTAACTCTTTTATTCTCTCAAACGTTATCATATCAATATTCCTTTCGTTCAAGAAAAAATATTTAACTTTATTTGTTAAAATTAGTTGACTATTTTAACAAAAGATGTTAATATCATTCTTGTAAACAAGTTTAACAACTAAAAAGACAACAAAAAACACTATTGATTAATAAATGCCAACCGCCAAGAAAGCCTTTTGAATCAATGTTTATATGTCTTATTTAACTATGTTCTGATTTTAACACTGTATGTTAATTTAGTCAACGCAGTTTTTTAAAAAGTTGTTAAATTTGTTTACGAATATAAAAGAAAGGAGAGAAGAATATGGAAAAAACAGTCTCGGCAAAAATCGAAGATTTGAAATTAGACATACTGAAACAAGCAAAAGTGGCGATGGAACACGCGGTAGATAAAGAAGACTCTGCCATGGTTGCAGCCATAGCAGAGATTTTAGCTCACGTTTAGTCATCGTTTTTACGGTCTTCTGGAAGCTGACCATAGATAACAGCATATTGAATATCTAAATAAGCTTGAGCAATTTCTTTTGGCGAAATTGATTCGACTTTAGTGGATACTTGTGATTCGTGATTTAGCCATGCAACAACTAAATCCGCAGCGATTTTTTTATTCATACTTATTCACCACCTTATGCATTATTTCAGTAGACCACTTACTGATAAGAAAATTATATCAAAGAAAGGAATGAATAGAATGGACACGCAAAGGATTGTTTTAGAAACAGAGGAAAAAGAATTTATTGAAACGGTTATTAGTTTTGTAACCGAGAAAGGCTGGACGATTTCTAATTTGCAAAATGCTGTATCAAAAGTGGAAGATTATATGAAAAAAAATGCCACATTAACAGAGCTGACAATTGGCATGCCAGCTCAAATTAAAGATTAATAGAATCTATATTTGTATTGCCCGCCACCACGAACAATTAAGTACCATCTACCAGGACCACTGACTGTAATATTTACCGGTGTTCTAGTGTAATGTCCGCCGTAGTACTTAAATTTTTGACCAGAGTTCATTTTTCTGTAGTTTGTAGAATCGACCAAAAACACATCTGCGGCGTGTTGAAGTTCTACTCTTACAGATAATGAACCGCTAGATTCAGCATAAGGAACCTGCACCATAATTTTCACCTCCTTATCAATTATTTCAGCCTGTCACACTGATAAGGAAATTATATCAAAGAAAGGAATGAAAATATGAACACACCACAAATTTTTAATTTCGAACATAACGAAGTTCGAACGTTTCTGGAAAATGACGTCCCATATTTTGTAGCGAATGACGTTGCAAAAACTTTGGGATATAAAAATCCAAGCAAAGCTACTAATGATCATTGCAAAAAAGCGATTGAAACATGGGGTAACGATTCGTTAGGTCGTCGCCAAAAGTTCAAAATCATTCCAGAATCAGATGTTTATCGCTTGATTATCAAATCGAATTTACCAAGCGCTGAGAAATTCGAATCTTGGGTAATGGAAGAAGTCCTACCTCAAATCCGAAAACACGGCATGTACGCAACAGATGAACTACTTAACAATCCAGACTTGCTAATCGAAGTAGCAACCAAACTCAAAGAAGAACGCACGTTACGATTGATAGCTGAACAACGAGTAAATGAATTACAACCGAAGGCAGACTATTACGACCGAATCTTGAACAACAAAGGATTAGTTACAGTTAGTACGATTGCTAAGAACTACGGTATGAGCGCTGTATCGTTTAATAAATTGCTACATGAATTAGGTATCCAGTTCAATCAAAGTGGCACATGGCTGCTATACAGTAAGTTCCAAGACAAAGGATACACGCATATTGAGCCATTTGATTATGAAGATAAAAACGGCAATCGGCAAGTAAAAACAAGGATGAAATGGACGCAAAAAGGACACATCTTCTTATATGAAACATTGAAGAAGAATAATTACTTACCGATGATTGAACGTGAACAAACAGCATAGGAGGTGAGATGAATGGAGAGACCAAAAGGGCGCGTAACCATTGACCTAAAAATTACAAAAACCAACTCAAAAATGAGCTGGCTTCATAGACTATTCTTTTGGAAAGTCTAGATTAAAAGCGTCTAAACTACGATGGACACAGAAAGGGCGTCTATTTATCTACGAATTACTAAAAAAAGAAGGATATTATCCTCAAATGGATTTAGAGGAGATTGGTTAGAAAGGAGTTTTAGTATGACTGACATTGCAGAAATCACTCAACGAGATAGAGAAAAAATCAAAGAATATGTCGAAAGTTCAAAGTTCTTAACTTACACCATGCTCGCTGAAAGATTCGGCATTAGCAAAAGCTACTTATCTTTAATTTTAAACGGTAAAAAGACTTCTGCAGAAGCAAACAAAATTATAGATTCGATTATTACTATGTACGAATTGTAGAGGGGGAAAACGAAATGACACAAGAACTAATCAACAAAAATGATTTAGATTCATTTCTTATAGGCTACGTTCCTAAACGTTACTTGAATCAAAGAGAAGCGGTTCATTATACAGGAACGTCAGCAGGAACTATTAACGAATGGGTAAAAAAAGGGTTGAAAGTAATCATCTTCGGTGAAAACAGCCGTCCGAAATACGACATCAAAGATATCGATGAATTCATGTCGAAATATAAAGTTTAAGGAGGTAAGTGGATGGGTAAATTCAACAGAGCATTAGTATTCAGCGCACCGCTAATCATCTACGCTTTAGGACTTTGGGGAAGCAGGCAAGCGTTGATAGGAACGATCGTTTACATGGTCTGGATTTTTATGGGGCTTGATGAAGCTGAGTACAGAGCGAAAAAGCCAGTCGGGAGGGACTGACTAATGAAAAAAAGTTTAATGACTATAAACGAAAAACAATTGAAAGAAAATTTTGATGATCTCATCAAAGAATTTGTAAAAGAAACTGGCGAATTTCCTAATCAAATTCATCTAGTCGCGGAGGGGCATAGCCGGTATCAAACTGTGAAGTTTGAGATGAAGAAACAAATCTATTGAATTTAGTAATGCACCATCATAATAGGTTTGCTGTCAGGTAATATAGCGCGTTAGTTATTTGGTTTGATAAAACGTAGTAAACAACCTAAAAGAAAAGCAATTATTAACGTATTTGAGGGATCGTCTGAAGTAACATTTACAAAAATAGCAGATACCACAAGGCTTAATAAATCTGAAGCAATTTCCTCAGCATACCACATTTTATCTTTGTAGAAAGCAGGTGAATCTTGTTGTTTTTCAGATGGTTCATTAGTTATATCTTTGTTCTTGGCTGTATTTATTTCTTCAAAAAGCTTTATAGAGTCATCAAGGACTTTCCTTTGCTCATTAAGGATATCAAAAAACTTAGCCTCGAACTCATCAGATGGATTGGAAGTGTCTTTAAAAAGTAGATTTTTTGTACTAACTTCCGGTTCGGAAGCAAATGCTTTTTCTAATTCTTGGGTAGCGACACCTACTCTGAAGTCATACTTAGACATGTCAACGACGAATTTTTCTGTGATTTTAGAGATATCAGAAAAATAAGGTTTTGGCATAGTAGATGCCATTTTTTTAGCAATATTAAAACTTGGAGAGTCTAATTGTTTCTGTATTGCGAAAACAGAAGGAGGAATCATATTAGCAATAGATTTGTTACGTTTCTCAACAATTTGAATGAAAGGATCGTTGAGTGTTGCTCGCGAAGCTATAAGAGCATCTTGCCTTGCAATTATTCTTTTAGCTTGTTCTAACGCAGGCTCAATAGCGTTAACAACGTTTAGAGAAGGAGCAATGATTTCACCAATTAATTTTGAAGAAGCTATCAATTCTTGAGAGTAAGGAGTATCTGAAATATCCAATTATATACACCACCATTTTTTACCTAAATTATATCAAAAGGAGAGAAGAAATAATGCAAGAATTAGTAATTTTGAAAAATAAAGAAGCTGTGACTACGAGCTTACAAGTGGCAGAAAGCTTCGAGAAAAAACATCAACATGTTTTAAGAGATATTGATGCACTAAAAAAAGATGTGTCCAATTTTGGACAGATGTTTGTAGAAGGTAATGAACCAGATTCATATGGCAGAAATCGACGAGTTTTCTTCATTAGTAGAGATGGATTTTTCTTGCTGGCTATGGGGTTTACAGGAAAGAAAGCTATCTACTTCAAACAAAAATACATTGAAGCATTCAACGAAATGGAAGATGTTATTCGCAAGAATACTGTTCCTCGAACAATTGAAGATATGATGATTTATCAATTAGAAGAAATGAAAGATGTTAAAAAAGATGTTTCCATGCTTAAAGATACTATGCGAATTAGCGGACAACAAGAGTTTGAAATTAAGCAAAAAGGAAATATGAAAGTTATGGAAGTTTTAGGAGGTAAAGAAAGCCGAGCTTATGAAGAAATCAGCAAAAAAGTATTCTCAAAATTTTGGTCTGAATTTAAACGTACCTTTTCAATCCCAAGATATGGCGAGTTACCTCGTAAGAGATTCGATGATGCTGTTTCATTTATTGAAATGTGGTTACCAGAAACTGCGATCCGCATGGAAATCGATCAACTGAACAGACAACAAAGACTTTTCGGTGATGAAAATGAATAGAGCTGAAGCGCTAAGAATAGGGACGGTAATTGCTAATCGCTGGTGGAGACACAATAAACCAAGCATCCTAAGCCAACAACATATTGATAAGCAAAAAGCTTGGCAACAAATAAAAAAGTGACTCAGCCGGCAAGCATAGAGTCACAAAACAAAATATATCTAAGGAGAATTTTAGCATATGAATAAAGAACTTTCCACTTTAGATCAATATTTGACTGATTCTGAATGGGGCAAGTCGAATATCAAGGAAACAAATAATCGAAAAATCAGACGAAATCTTTTGACGAACGAAGAACTAGCATGTGATCAAGATGATTTGGGGAATTTTGTGAGTATTTGGGATCATATCTATCTTATTCATCTATCGAAGCGGTCCAGAAAACCTGAATATATCTATGTCATCGAAGATGGCTTGATTGATGCGCTAGAGGAGTACGACAGAGATAACTTGATTGATATCTCTTATTACGGACCAGGTAAGAAATACATTGCTGAAATGGAGGCAGAATTTGATGAGTGAAATCAAAGGGACAACGAACTTTGAAAAACTTTTTAGTCGTAAGTTAAATAAAATTCTCAAGAAAAAAGGAAATTTTGATTATTTATCTTGGGCTCACGCGTGGGAGATTATGAAAAAGAATGATCCACAGGCAACGGTAACTATTAATGAGTACAAACACTACAGGGTTGTTTCTGGAACTCATCAAGACTTTCTTGTTGAGGAATATAAACCTTTTCTTATGGATGAAACTGGGACTTATGTATCTGTCTCAGTAACGGTTAAAGGACACACGGAAACCGAGTTATTTCCTGTTTTAGATTATCGAAACCAACCAGTTGTTAAGCCAAATGCTATGCAAATCAATAACTCATTGAAGCGATGCTTTGTGAAAGCATTGGCTCTACACGGACTGGGATTATATGTATTTCAAGGGGAAGATATTCCAACACCACCTAGAATCGATACAAAGAAATTAAACATGCTAGAGACGATTCTAGAAGCTTTCAATGAGCAGATGGGTAAAGATATGACCAAAACCTTAATCGAATATGTTAATGAGCAGACAGATAAATTAGGGCTCTTAGCTGATAACGTTGAAACTATTGAACAGTTAAGCTATGAGCAATGCGCCTTGATGGAGCGAGCAATAGCAGCTAAGAGAAAAGAATTGGATAAGAAGTGATATGAGTGTTTAAACCACTAATAGATTCATACTCGGCGGTACTAAAGAAATTTAAAGGTAACGACATTGGTGCAACAATCAACGAAGAAGTGAACATTGAACGTTTGAAGACTATGTACGACGGATATGATGGCGATCGAGTCATTGAAATTCGCTTTATTGATCCACGACGGTTCACAGTACAGCAAAGAAACTTCATCTATGCGCTCATAGGCGATATTTTCATCGATACAGGCATGCCAACGGACTTCTGGAAGGAATTCTTCTACTTCCGTTTTGAAGGTGTCACAGGGCGCGAAATAAGCCTCAAAGACGAATCGAATACAACCGTGAGTGATGCCAATATCTTAGCGAATATCATCCTAGATTTTATCTTTGAACATCATATTCCTTTCAAAGAAGGCTATGAGATTTTACCTGCGAACCAAGAGTACTACTTCTACAAATGCATTACAAAAAGAGTTTGTTGCATCTGTGGCAAAACAGGAGCTGACATCGATCACTTTGACAAAGCGCTAGGAAGACGAAAGCGCAAAGAAGTTGATCATTCAGAGTACACATTTGCAGCACTCTGCAGAATCCATCACACGGAGAAACACAAGATAGGTGTGATCAATTTCAAAAATAAATATCAAATCAAAGGAATCAAGTTAAACCAGGAGACAATCAAGAAGTTAAATATTGGAGGGTAAAAATGACAGAACATCGAAGTTATTATGCGATTATACCGGCCAACGTAAGGTACGACAAAAGACTTAAACCAAATACTAAGTTGTTATACGGAGAGATAACGGCCTTGTGTAATGAAAGAGGCTTTTGTTGGGCAGGCAATGAGTACTTTGCAGATTTATATGGTGTGAATAAAGAGACCATATCGCGATGGGTAAGTGATTTGATTAAGTTTGGATACTTGAATCGGGAAATCATTTACAAAGAGGGTACCAATCAAATAATCAATAGGTACCTACGAATTAATCAATACCCTATTGACGAAAAACGCAATACCCCTATTGACGAAAAAGTCAAAGATAATAATACATCTATTAATAATACATTTAATAATACAAAAGAATATATAAGAGAGTTACCGCCTTCGAAAAAATCGAAGGCTAAGCCCGTCCGTCATAAATACGGAGAGTATAAAAATGTTCTTTTGTCAGATGAGCAGATGGAGAAACTCAAAACAGAATTCCCTAATGATTACCAAGAGCGAATCGAACGACTGTCAGAGTATTGTGAATCATCTGGTAAGACTTATAAAAACTATTTGGCAACTATTCGAAGTTGGGCAAGGAAAGAAAAAAGTGAACCTAAGAACGCAAGCAGTGGATACAAGCGCACAGGAAGACGAGAGAAGCTCCCTGAATGGGCAATCGACCAAGAAGCCTATCTCAAGAAAAAAGCGCTAGAACGAGCTAATAGACAATCAAAAGCACCATTCTAAGAGGTGGAAAAATGAAGATCGATTATCTAGAACTAATTAATGAAATAGCGAATTATAAAAAGGGCGAGGAAATAGAAATTCTGAGAGACGTATATGATCAACTCGAAGAAGCTGGAATTGAAGGAATTAAGAATGATCGTTCAAGTTGGAGTAAACTCAGATACTATTTCGCACTCTATATCGATGCAACACAATTAAGAAATTTAGCTTATACAAAATTACTATTTGTTGATTGCATTAAAGGATTGCAAAAACATCTTAGTGAACTTGAGCAGGTGTAAACAAGATGGACCTAAAGACATTTACAGCACAGATCGAATTAATGCATCAAGAAGCTTTAAGACAAAGTGTGTCGTACGAAGACAAGTGGCTCAACACGTTTCATGGCGGACGTGAGAGCGCACTTGATCAAGTACTCAAATTATTGAAAGGAGAACTTCAGGATGGATAAGAAAGCAGCAATGAAACGAATCATCGAACTGACACATTCTGAGAATTGGCAAGAAGACAAAGAAATAGTTGCAGAAGTCCAAAAACTCGGTAAATCAATGTGGACTGAAAAGCCTAAACGGAAAACGCCGAGAAGAATTGCAATCTGGCATGGTGATCGAATTCTAGTAACAGGTACTGCTGAACAGTTATCTGAAATTACTGGATTAAGCAAAAACATCATCTGGGATAGAGCTAGGAGCTTATGGATTGATTCAAAAGGGCGACAGTTTAGGTATGTGGAGGAGAAAAAATGCTAGACATGAGAATCGAAGATTATCGAATTACCAGTGATTCTAGAAACATTGTCTTATCGAAGGTAAGACGAGACGAAGAAGGAAACATCCGCTACACAGAAACAAAAGAAGAATCACGAGCAGATATCGGATACTTTCAAACTGTCTCATCGTGTTTAAAGGCAATACAACGCGATTACGTGTTAAGTGAAGAAAGAACGATAAAAAGTATTATCGAGTACAAAAAAGCGTTAGAAAACATCACTAGACAGTTTGAACAGGCATGTGAGATTGAGGAGGAGAAATAATGGAAATCGTAGACTTAAATGTACGTGGGATCAAATGCGATAATCCAGAATGTGATTATTCTGATATGGCAGTAAAATACGAAAATTATCCGCAATGGTTGAACAAGCCATGTCCGAAATGCGGCGCTAATCTTCTGACGCAAGAAGACTTGGATGCAACAGAGCAGCTTATGGAGATTGTCAATCTTACAAACGAGATCCTCAAAGATTCAGGATTGGAGAAGCAGGATATGAATAAATATATCGTACCTGTAGAAGCGAATGGAACCGGTGAATTGTCATTTGGAGAAATAAAAAAACTGGAGGAAGAAAAATGAACGAAAATAAATTAATCAAACTAGGTGTGGCAGGAGTAGTAATAGTAGGTATTGGAGTTATCGGAGGATTTAAGTTTTTCGAAAAAATTGATAACGGATATGTGGGTGTGCGCTATTCAATGAATGGCGGTATCAAAGATGAAGCACTGACGCAAGGTGTGAAATTTGTTGGGATTGACAAAGTGATCCAATATCCAATTCGCTTGCAAACTATCCATTCAAAAAACATTTCAGTATCAACAAGCGATGGCAAAAAGACAACGATTGATATCAAATATGACTACAAAGTTGATTCAACTAAAGCAGCAAAAATGTACAAAGAATTTGGGAATATCACTTCGGAAGATATCGAAAGTGGATGGTTAAAATCTAAGCTTCAAAAAGTAGCGCGTGAAGTTTATGCCAAATATAGCCTGCTTGATGTCCTTTCAGGAGATTCCTCTAAAGTTGAAGCTGAGGTACTAACGAACTTTGCTAAATCAGTTGAATCTAAAGGGTTTGAAGTCGAAGACGTAACACTTGGTGTTCCAGATGTCGATAAAGAAACACAAAAATCAATTGATGCGATCATTCGAGCTGGTCAAGAAAATGAAAAAGCGAAGCTAGATGCAGAAACTGCAAAAACTCAAGCTGATAGTGAAGCTTACAAGAAAACAAAAGCTGCAGAAGCGGAAGCTGAATCAAACCGTAAAGTTGCCGAATCTGTAACAGATAATTTAATTCGTTATGAAGAAGCTCAAGCTCGAAAAGAGCATGGATGGGTAACAGTAAACGGAGCAGATACTGTAGTTACGGATGAAACAGGTAAATAATATGGGATTCTTTATAGCTAAAATTCTCTTGTTCTTAGGTTTGGTAGGAGTGGCATATCTCGTGTATGCCCTCCTTTCCAAAACTGATGACAAAGAAGATGACAACGACGATGAAATGAAATTTTAGGAGGAGAAATAATGGATCTCATTACACAATACAGTGATATCATCCTCAAGAAAATCATGATGAAGATTCAGAAAGACAAAAAATCAAAAGAACGAGCTGAATTAGTTAAGTTGGAAATGGCTGAAACAGGAGCAGGAGTGCGAAGTAGCAGGCATTGGAAAGCAGCAGCAAACATTGAATTTTATTACAACGAAATTCAAAAAGGGTTCGATCAGATGCGTGAGCTGGATCGGCAAACAAATTGGAGCAAGAAACTTCATCAAGATCGTTTCAAATTTGTAGAAAAATATAAAGGGATATTAGACGAATACATGGAGGAACAGCGAATGATACCGAAGTTTCGAGCATATTCAAAAGAAGAAAATGAAATGTACTATCCGCATGATGATAAGCATGTGGATTGGACAATAGACGATGAAACAGGATTTATTGCTCCGCTTGTAGATTTAGGAGGTGGCATGTGGGGAATGATAGATAAATATGAACTCATGCAATCCACAGGACTGAAAGATAAGAATGGTGTGGATGTCTACCAAGGCGATATCATCAGATGTACTAGGGGTTGTCCTCATGAAGTAATTTGGTTAGAGAAATATGGAGGAACATTTTTTGGAGGAATGCCAGCGTGGTATCTTTCAGGATTAAGTAATGGCTATTCGTGGACTGGTAGAGAAGAAGTCATCGGAAATATATACGAGAATAGCGAGTTATTGGAGGAACAGCGATGAATAAACAGGAATTGATTGATAAATACGAGATAGAAGTCGAACTTGGGTAAGGAGGAATAAAAAGAATGAACACATTAGATTTTAAAGAAGGTCAAACATATATTTGTACAAAATCAAATAAACGATGGTTTACAGTAGGTAAAGAATATCCAGTATTTTTGGATAGTGACAACGAACCAGCAATTAGAGATGATGATGGTGACGATTGGCATTCAAGCTATTTAAGCATATCTAACAATCAATTTAAACTAAAAGAGGAACAACCAAAAGTAACACTAGACGAACCGCAGAAGCCAGTTGTGCCTAAGTTTGTGGCTGATTGGATAGAACTATGTAAAGAAAAAGCTGATTTAATTAGTTGTCTATCAGGTTCGTATGAGTATGGTGTTAATCAATATAAAAGAATAACAGAAGATGAAGATTGGTTATTTGAAGCAGACCATCAAGAATTAGTTGCTCGAGCATGGTTATACAGCTACGAGGTTGAGAAAGAGCCGTTGTATAGAGTTAAAATAGGCGAGGGATATTTCGTTGAGTATCAAGGAAGAGGCGCGTTGATTATGCCTGATTGTAATAAAGAGATTAAGATATTTGATTCGAAATCAGATGCCGAGCGTACTGCTCAGACGATCGGTGGAACAGTGGAAGAGGTGGTAGAAGGATGAGTGAATTTAAAGAGAAAGTATTGTCAGAAATATCTTTTGCGATGGTTGACGATGCACCAGACTTACAAAAATTATATGACAAGGTAGCAGCTATTGATGAGCATCCGGAACTCAATGACAACCAGCAAATCGTGTTGCAGTGGTTGAAATATCCGTTGAATGGCATACCTAATCGATTTGCCAAAAACTATTTTGCGTATGTCACGTGTTTATTTTTAGGACAAGCGCCTGATAAAGTTTTAAAAGCCTATCAAGAATTGTCACTTGAACAGCGAAGACAAGTCCTAGCAGCACTCGCTCAATGGGGATTAAAACAGGAGGAAGCAGAATGAAACTAAAAGACGGATTTTACTCCAGCAGCCACGGCATCGGCGGTTTAATGCTAGATATGCCGACAAAGAACCCTAAAACACGTAAGAAACCAAAATTCAAAGTCGGTGACATGGTTCGCTGTGAAGCAGAAGGATTCATCTATCCATTTCGTGGATATGTAGAACACGTCTATAATCACTCAGCGATCATTCGCATTGAAAACACGATGAAATGTGACAAGTGGTTGGTGTTAGTATCAAATCTTAGACAGCTTTTCGTAGAGACAAGAATAAATTAAACTTATCTACGAGAGGATGAATTTTTATGACCCGATATGAAGAAAATTTTAAACAAATGATTGTTGAACTGAATCAAACTGGACGTTCTGTTCGAGGGTTAGCGAAAGAATATGGCTTATCTGAAGCAACGATTTACAAATGGAAGAATTTATATTTACCTGATCAGTCCACAGGACTGACTGGAAAAGAAGTAGCTGAACTGAGAAAAGAAAATGCTCGTTTAAATGAGGAACTTGAAATCTTAAAAAAAGCCGCAGCCATATTCTCTCGGAAAACCTAAATTCGCTTGTTCAATTTATTGAAAAATGGTGTAAGGATTACACTGTTTCTTTGTTGTGTCGGTTATTAGAAATCCCTAGAAGTGTCTATTATTTTTATAAGAATAAACCGTTGACAGCTACAGAAATCAGAAATAATAAGTTGAAAAAGAAGATTTCAACAATTTTTTTTACGAATAAACAACGCTATGGTGCCACAAAGATCCATCAAGTTTTATTAAAAGAAGGGATTTCAGTATCTCTTAAACATGTCCAAAAGCTAATGAAACAATTAAATTTAAGGTCGATTGTAGTTAAAAAATATAGACCTCAAAGGTCTAATAAACCGATCATTTCAAAAGAGAATCTCTTAAATCAGGACTTTTCTACTGAAACGATCTGTGAGAAATGGGCAGCTGACATTACGTACATTCCTACTAAGAAAAATGGTTGGTGTTACTTATCTTCAATCATGGATTTACACACGAAAAAAATTATTAGTTATACATTTTCAAAACGAATGACTGTGGATTGTGTCATTCAAACATTGAATAAAGCAAAAATACATTATCACATTCCAGAAGGAATGATTCTACACACTGACTTGGGCAGCCAATACACAGCAAGAGAAGTGGAACAATGGCTTAAAACCAACAAAATAAGGCATTCTTATAGTAGAAAAGGAACACCTTATGATAATGCTGGAATCGAATCTTTCCATGCCTCATTGAAAAAAGAAGAAGTCTACACGACTAGCTACTCAGATTTTGAAGAAGCAAATCGAGCGCTATTTAGCTACATTGAAGGATTTTATAACCGAAATCGAATCCATAGCTCGATTCACTATCTAACCCCACAGGAATTTGAAGAATTAGCAAAAGAAAAAATGGCTTAACCGTCTCTACTAAAATGTGTCCAAGATATTGACTCAAATCCAGGTTAGCGAAAAGCAAAGAGAATTTAGCTGTAGCGAGATTGGTGGATATGGAACTAATCAATGACAAATAAAAAAGCCGGATCGCTCCGACTAACATAATAAAACAGACAAGTTTATTATATCACATAAAGGAGCGGTTTGACTTGATGCAATTGTTACGAGAGGTAGATTTCAAACAGACGAGATGTAATGCGAGAGATGTGCTGAAGAACTTTCGGCGTTTGGAGCGGATGGCAGGTCGCTCTTTGATAGATATTAAGTCGCCGATTATTACGGATATGCCGAAGGCACCGAAGCACGGCAATAAGGCAGAAGACGCGATCATTCAGATGATGGATATAGAAGCGGAGAGAGACGCGATTTTAGCGGCTTTGATGGCTCTTAGTCTGATTAGTCGTCAGATACTCTACTATAGCTTTTGTGTGCCAGATAGCTTCTCAAACTACAGAATTAGCCGTGAAGTGGGTTATTCAGAAAGAAGTATACAACGGATGAAGTCGGAAGCTCTAATAGAGTTTGCAGAAGCATATAAACACGGAAGAATAATTGCTTATAAATAATTTGGCGGTTTTTTGGCGGAATGATGGCGGTTTTTAGCTATTTACCAGTGATATTATGGTAGTGTCGAAAGATTAGTGATAGGTCTGAGACAAAATAATAATAAAAGGAACATCGTTTTATTATTGTTTCACAATTAAGCTTCGATAGACAGCAGCGGAAATATTAAGAATAAGGATGTGAATTTCAACTCCTTCTAAATTGTTCTTATTATCTATCATCCGTTGCTGTCTATTGTTATTATGTCACTGTGGCGGAAGTAGAAGACGCAACGGTAAATGGCGAGTAGCCTCGTGAGAGCCTAGTAAGTTCTCGTGTGTGGTGCGATTCCACTCCAGTGACTTTGGCAACCGAGGGTTGGAAATGGGCGCTCAAAGTACACGAGCAAGGCGAGGTCGATAGTAATCGATGGAATCGGTGTAGGTTGCTATTACATAATTGGTTAGGTTAGATTGAGTTTTGGGATTCGGTACAAATGAATCGTCAAATGACTCAAGCACAGGATCGGAAACGTCCCTGCCTGTGCATTACATATTAGATCACTCTTTGAGTGGTCTTTTTATTTTACATAAAGGAGGCTACATAATGAGAAAACTACTAGATAAGTTAAGAAGACTCATCCGCCAACGGAATGGAGTGGCAACGACATGAGAAACTACTGGTATGTATCACTAACAAACCGATATCCGCAACCGAACACTGATGATCCAGTGAGGGTTGTCCAATCAGTTCAAATAAAAAAGAAGTACTCCATCATTGAAATGACCAGAGAAGCAACACCAAATGAGATTGATCAGTATAAGTTGGTTCTTATTGGCATTGGTTGGTTTAAGGACGAACATATACAGACAAACATGAAGAGGTGGTTGAGATAATGTTTTGGAATAGGAAAGATGAACCTTTCATTGACGAACGAGACTTTAATTATCCGAAGGTGCTTATCAAAACGCCTCATAAAGATATAGAAGGTTATATTAAAGAAGTTGATTTCGATTACTTAGATGAAAGAAGCAAGGTGTTTATAGTTCATGCGGAAAGAGAACACCCGATAACAAGAGAAAGAATAGGAACTTTGTTCGGAGTATCTATTAAAGAAGTAGAGGCGAACGATTGGTACATGAAGATAACACATGATGGGCAAACGTTATACGAGACGGTAACTAAGAACACCAAACCTAACCTTCTAGAGATCAAACTGAAGGATACTGATTCAGTACCAGAGGTTTATTACAAAGGTGAGAAGTTAGAGGGATTGATAGATGTAAGCTATCACTACCATACAACAACTGAAGTGGTAGCTGGTTCAACAAACGACATCAATATGGAGTACCTAGGTGAAGTAACTATGTATCCAGATATAAAAACAATCGGACACAAGAGAGATGTGTAAATGAAAGAAGCTAGACCTAGAGACGAGATAGACAAACTATACAAGACCAAACGATGGCGAGACCTAAGGCAAGTAGTAATAGCTAGGGACTTCGGCATGTGCCAAGAGTGCAAGCGTCGAGGGCGGAACACAAGGGGCACGATCATCCATCACATAGTCGAGGCGAGGGAAGACCTGTCACTGTTCTGGTCCGTAGATAACCTTGAATGTATCTGTGTAGCTTGTCACAACAGAGAGCATCCAGAGAGATCAGGCGGGAAGAAGAAACCAAAACCTAAATCACATATCGTTAAAATGTATTCAACTCCTGAAAGATAAGTTTGCAGCGAAATGAAGGTAGCCCCCCTACTCTAAAAGATTAAAGAGTAAGGC